AAGTAAACTGAGACACAGAAAGATGTATAACAATCTAAGCAAACAGCTTTCTACATTAAGAAAACAAGAAGAATTCATCTATAAAAATACATCAATGAAGGCTGAGTGGAAGAGGGCAAAATTGGAGATAATCAGACGGCAAAAGAACGAGCTTACAAAAAAGGCTATAGCGGCCTCGAAGGATGTATTTTAGCCGGAGAGAAGAATGGATTCCGGTGCGGTGTAAAAAAAACGGCAACGTTTATGATCCAGCAAATGGACATAGGAGTATGTCGGGAATATTTGTTGATGATTTTGCAGATGTCTTGCTAAGACCTACGTATGGGGACATTTTGTAAAAGTCCGGGCACTTACAAATAAATAATGGAGCATACACATGGATTTTATAGAAGGTAGAGATTTTCAGGTAGAGACGGACGAGACAGACGATTTAACCGCCGCAGATATTTGGCATCCCGTCCAACTGCCGGAGGGATTAAAATGCAAAAGCGCTCTGGTTCAGGTCCGTAATACAGCCGTGGTGTCGTTCGATCCTTCTGTCGATTGCAATGGGTTTTTGTGGTCGTATCAGGCTACCGGGCCGGGGTTCCTTTATCAAGCAGAGGGAAAAGCTGTTGTGACGGCAAAGATTGCTGGCAAAGTGTTGGGATATATTAAGGCTGCGGCGGGTAAAATAATCATCGTCGAAGCGCTTAATTAGAATCAACCTCGGGAATAAAAGGAAAAGAATAATGGATATGTTTTTTATGGGCGGAGGCGGGGTTAGCCGGGCAAGAGTTAACCAAATCTTGGAAGATTACGCCAAAATAACGACAAATTACTGCAACACCCCGGGCGGGATAGGATTCCCAAACGGTGTTTGTCCGACAGCGAACCTACCAGCGGGGATGATCCCGTTGTCTGGATTTGCAACGCTGGGAGACAATAATTATGGAAACTATCAATTCCGGGACGGATCTCAGATGGTATACAGACCCCGGACATGGTGCATAGAGGGCGATGGGACGAACGGTTTTGGCGTTAACGTCAAGGATGTTAAGCCCTGGAACTATTTTGACACAGCTGCAGATGCTGCTGCCGCCGGATATTGGGTTCATGACGTATTCCTGGATGGCGGGGGTGTTAAGCTCGGCATTTTTGCCGATAAATTTATGTGTTCGAAAAATGCCCTGGGGACCGGATATGTTGCCAGCTCGATTGAAAACGGCCTGCCTCTCTCAACCTCTGCAAGCCACAATCCCATTGCGGATCTGACGGCATGTGCGGGAAATTACTATCATGAGGCGATTAACGCAGCTCATGCCAGGGACGGTGTGGACGGGGCAGCGAACGTTGCATCTATATTCTTCGTCGAGTCAAAACAGCTGTTTTCTTACCTGGCGTTCTGCTCAATGGCTCACGGGCAGGCGTCCACGGCCATAACATACAATGCGTGGTATGATGCCGCTGGCGTAACTAATTTTCCGAAAGGTTGCAACGACAATGCCCTGGGAGATGTTGATGATGCAGAGATACTATACACAACCGACGGATACTCCAATTGTGGCCTGACCGGATCAGGCACGCCTTTTGCCAAAACTACTGATAATGGACAGGCTTGCGGTGTGGCGGACCTTAATGGTTTGCTGTACGAAATTTCAATCGGATTGACTTGTATTGCAACCACAGGGACAATCACGGCGGCTACTCAAGATAACCCTTGTCAGCTTACTGTCGTTGGTCATGGAAAATCTACCGGTGATTATATCCAGATCGCCAGCGTGGTTGGTATGACCGAAATCAACAGCAAAATTTTCACATTGACCGTTGTAGATGTGGATAATATCACTTTGGACGGTGTGGATTCTTCGGCGTTTGCGGCGTATACCAGCGGCGGATCCGCCACCTTCGGGAAATTTTATCGAAAAAAAGATTCGGTTTCCATGAAGGATTTCACATCCGGAAACTCAGCGATAACTGATCATTGGGGGGCGGCTGGGGTTGCGGCCATGATGGACGAATATGACATGGTGCTTGAAACCGCTTATCCGAGTAACGGCTTCGCTCAAAGGATGGGTTCCGGGGCAAATCAAGTGCTATCGCCTGACTTAGCAGGCAATGGGGCGGTGTTGCGGTCGTTAGGTATCCCGCAAGATGCCGACGGGGTGGATGCCACAGGGACTAATCTGTTTGGAAAAGATTATTTCTATCAACACATTCGTAATGAATTATGCGTGCGCTCCGGCGGGCGTTGGTACAATACTTCGTCTGCCGGGGTTTGGTCTTCGACTTGGAGCAGCTATCGGACGACTTCGAGCTACCACGTGGGGTTCCGGTGCGCCTGTCACCCTGTATAGGGCGCGATAGCGCCCATTAAAGGATTAAAGGAATAAAGGATAATAATGTCAGAACCAGATTTAAATAGGAAATTCATGGAAACAGCGAAGTTGCTGAACGTGTACCTGAACCATTTCCCAAAAGCCGAAAAATACGCTTTGGCAAACCGGATCAGGAACACGGCCTATGAAGTATATGATCTGATTTCGGAAGGGCAGAAGCGATATTTCAAAAAAACTACCCTGACCAATTTGGACATCACTCATGAAAAGTTCCGCATGCAGGTGTTCTTGGCATACGAGCTGGGGTATTTCCGGTTTCATGATGGGAGGCAAGTAGAAAAAAATCAAAGTCAAATTGAAAGAAAAAGATTCACGACGATTTCGGGTCTTATTGATGAACTCGGGAAAATGATTGGTGCGTGGATTAAGAAGATTAAGGAAGATAAACGATGGTAAAGGGAAGCGCCTCAAAATGCGTGCTATCCGGCGGGAATTGGAACAATACTTCGAATGCCGGGGTTTGGAATTCGAATTGGAACAACAATCGGACGAATTCGAACAACAACGTGGGGTTCCGGTGCGACTGCAAATCCTCAAACTCTGCAAAGAGAAAGTGGAATTACAGGGATGTGTCTTTCCTGCATTATGCGAAATCAATCAGTAGCGCCTTTTTAGTAGGAGTTTTTATTCGAAAATCAGGCGATACCAACAACGAGGAATTGAAATTGAAACGGATCGGGAACTTGTTTGAAACTGTGTTCAGCTCTGAAAACCTGTACCTTGCATATCTTGATGCTCGCAAGGGGAAGAGGAAAAAAAAAGCATGTTTTGATTTTGAAGTTAATTTGGGATTCCATCTCAAAAACTTACATGACCGACTACATGCCGGAACGTATCGCCCCGGACCATATAAAGAATTTACTGTGTACGAACCAAAGGAACGGGTAATCCATGCCCCTGCATTTATGGATACTGTTGTGCAACATGCTATTTATCGGGTCATTTACAAGATTTTTGATCGGACGTTTATTGACACATCGTTTGCATGCCGGAAAGGTATGGGTACCCATAAAGCCAGCGTTTATACACAAAAAGCGCTCAGGGCCTGCCCGGATGATTCTTATACTTTAATGCTCGATATTCGGAAATTTTTCTATTCGATCAATCGTGCCATCCTTAAAAAACTTGTTGAACAAAAAATTAAAGACCGCAGGCTTGTGGATATCATGATGATGTTTGCCGAGATGGAAACGCCTGATGGGATTCCGATCGGCAACCTTTTAAGTCAAATTTACGCATTAATTTACATGAATCCGATCGACCATTTTGTGAAACGGGTATTAAAGATTAAGCATTATGTCCGTTATGTGGATGATTTTATTTTGATAGGAATTACCCGGGATCAATGTTTATCCTTCAGGGAAAAAATTATTATATTTTTAAAAGAAAACCTGAAGCTAAAACTTTCAAAATCGACTATCCAAAAAGTTAAAAAAGGTTTGAATTTTGTTGGATACCGTACCTGGAAATCTAAGAAATTTATTCGAAAACACAGTCTTTACAAGTTCCGAACAATGGTCAAGAAAGGAAATCAACAGGCCGCTGTATCCATTCTTGGTCATGCTAAATACACCAATTCTTTGCCATATATGATTAACATTTTAAAGGGGTTGAAAAATGATATTAAAATACCAAAAGGCTACCGACGAATATACCACGTATGCTCTCGTTGAGCCCGACCATGTAGATGGAGCGCCTCGGGCGACTGAGTTATGTGTGATAGGGGATGAGACTTACGCGCACATACCCGATGATATGGTTTTGCCACAGCAACCAGCCAACCTTGAAGTTGGCATGGAAACCATTGTCCTCACAGATGAGTTGAGAGCGGAACTCAAGGCGCTGTCACCTCATGTTCGATTGATCAACACCCGTGTTGTGGAAAAAATCCGTGAAAAATATACAACCGACGACGAACTTAAAATGCACAGAGAGTTCGCGCAGAATGGATCGACTCCGACAACTCAGGCGTATATGGATCATGTGGCCGCGTCCAGGGTATGGGGTGTGGCCGAAAAAGCAAAGATTGGATTGTGATGCGCTAACACTGCCGGTAAACTAAAGAATGCATTAAGTTGATTTTATTAGGGCAGAATGAAAAAAGAAGCAAACCTTTTAACGAGAGATTTGGCTCATGTCCACTGATACTGACTTGATAATGAACGAATTAGCAGACCAGGCCGCCCGTATGACCAATATTGAAACCGCCGTGGTCACAATCGCCCGGCAGGATGAAAAGATTATAACCATTCAAAAGCAGATTGGTATTCTTTTCACGAATTATGACATTGCGTTCAACCCAAGGGATGGCGTTGTCACTGACATGAAGGTGTTTCAGGAAGGGTGCCCAAGGAAAGAAATAAAAGAGAATCTAACCCTTTTAAAATGGATGGTGGGAGGGCAATGGGCAGTAATAAGCCTCATCGTTGTGATTTTGGGTGGCAAAGTAACAGGAGTGCTTTGAAAATGAAATTATCAATAAAACAACAAATTTTTACCAGCTGCATAGGTAAGCTGATTGCTTATGCAAGCTCCAAGGAATACGGATTGACCATGGGCGATGCCTATC